GGTGCAGCTGGTGTTGAAATCATAGACGAAACAACAGGAATGAAGCTTGCAGTTGAAGACATGCTTGCATCAATGGAAACAGCATTTGAATCATTTGAACCGCATTTGAAAATGCCGCATTTCAGCATTTCAGGTTCACTTGACATTGAATCAGGTCAAGTTCCCACTGTTGCTGTTGAATGGTACAAAAAAGCAATGGACAATGCAATGCTTCTGAACAAACCGACAATTTTCGGCTATGATGCAACATCTGGCAAATATCTTGGTGGCGGTGAAGCTGGTTCTGAAGTTGTTGCAGGTTCACAGACATTGATGAATATGATTCAGGCTGCTGTTTCAGAGCAAAACAGCACATTGACATATTACATGCAGAAAATCATTGAAATCCTTGCGAATTATTTCCCGCAGTTGCTGGAAGTTCTGGACAGACCTATTTCATTCGATCCAGTTGCAGCTGCTGGTGCAATGGCAATTCCAATGAATGATGCGCTTGGAAAATTATCAAGCAGAAAGGACAGGGGAAGATAGATGATTTCAAAAGGAATTTTTTTCGGTGAAATACATTCATATTATGATTTGAACCTGATTCTTTCTGCATGTGATGTTCAGCCAGCAAAACCAAAAACAAACTATGTTGATATTGCTGGCGCTGACAGTTCTGCTGACTTAACAGAAGCGCATGGTGAAGTGAAATTTTCTGACAGGGATTGCAGCTTCACATTCACCATGTCACCTTCTGGTGAACTTACAGATGCAGCTTTTGAAGAAAAGAAAACAGAAGTCAGCAATCTGTTGAATGGCAGGGTGTTCAAAATCACGCTTGACAAAGACGAAGAATATTTCTATCAGGGCAGATGCACTGTCAGTGATTATCTTTCAGACAGAAGGCTGAAGCAAATTGTTGTGACAGCAAAAGTCAAGCCATACAAGATGAAACAGAACATCACAACTGTCACTGTTGCGCTTTCTGAAGCACAGAAGACAGTCAACATCATAAATGGCAGAAAGACAGTTTCACCTTCCATCCGTTGCACTAATGACAATACAGTTGTTGTTTTCGGTGATGGTACATACAATTTGAGCGCAGGAACACACAAAATCCTTGACATTCAATTTGTAGAAGGAAACAATGCTGTGACAGTTTCAGGCACAGGAACAGTCACATTTGAATTTCAGGAAGGTGAATTGTAATGTATCAAATCAAATGTGACAAATATGTGTTGTATGATCCCAGAGATGATGAACTGATTGTGAACAGCCCGAAGTGCAAACTTCAGGTGAACACAGTCGGTGAAGCATCTTTTTCTATTTTTGCAACACATCCATACTATGAAAAATTACACAAAATGAAGTCAGTCATTGAAATTCTGCAAGATGGTGTGCCTATATTCAGGGGCAGAATAACAGATGACACAAAAGACTTCAATAATATCAAAATGGTTGATGTTGAAGGTGTAATGGCATACTTCAATGATTCAATCATCAGACCATTCACTTTTCCTGATGATATTTCAGCAAATACTGACTATCAGACAGCGGCAACTTCAGGCAATGTGATTGAATACTTCCTGAAATGGCTGATTGATCAGCACAATTCACAGGTCCAGGAGTTCCAGCGATTCAAACTTGGAAAAGTGACTGTGACAGATGTGAACAATTATCTGTCAAGGTCTTCAACAGATTACAGCAAGACATGGGAAGTGTTGAAAAGCAAGCTTTTTGATTCTTCCCTTGCTGGTTATTTGTGCATAAGATATGAAGAAGACGGAAACTACATTGACTATTTGAAAGACTTTGAACAGACAAACACACAAAGGGTTGAATTTGGTGAAAATCTTTTGAACATATCAAGTGAATCAGATGCTTCAGCCAGATATTCTGCAATTATTCCACAAGGCAAAAAGCACAAAGAAATTGAAGAAAATTCAGACGATGACACAAGACTGACCATTGCTGGCTTGCCAGATGGTGACATCACAGAAGACATTGTGAAGTCAGGTGACACACTTTGCAGCAAAAGTGCAGTTGATGATTTTGGCTGGATTTATGCACCGCCTTCAGAAACAGTCTGGGATGATGTCACTGTTGCAGAAAATCTTCAAGAAAAGGGTGTTGAATATCTTTCAAACACAGCAACAAAGCTGAAAAATACCATTGAAATTCAAGCGCTTGACCTGCATTATACAAATTCAGACATCGAAGCCTTCAGAATTTGCAGGTATATCACCGCAATTTCAAAGGCGCACAATCTTGAAGGGAATTACAGACTGACAGCCCTTGACATTGACATTTTGAATCCGCAAAATACAAAAATTACACTTGGCGACACAAAACTTTCAATGACTGATATAAATTCGGCAATAAAACAAAACGTTGCGGACACTGTTCAAACTGCAAGCAATAAAATTTATGCCGAAGCAAAAAAAATAGTTGAAGAAACTGCATCATCCGTTGTCTTTGATTGTGAAAAAATTGTTGAAACAAGTATAAAAAATTTAGGCAACAAAGTTCTTTGGAGTAACAGCACAGGGTATCACATGAGTGATGCGCAAGTTGTAAACCTTGCTGAACCCATCAGCACACAATTGACAGGTGTTGTGCTTGTGTGGTCGTGGTACAATACGCAAAAACCAGAAGTGACTGATTCTGAACTTCACTATTTTTTTGTTCCAAAATATCACATTGCAACTTTTGCTGGTAAAACTGTCACGATGTCAGATTCTTGCATCGGTGTCAAAAAGCTTGTGAATGTGTCTGATTCGCAGATTGTAGGCTGTGCAGAAAACAGCGCACAAGGAACAGACACTTTGACTGGTTTGGCTTATGACAACAGAAGGCTGGTCTTGCGTGCAGTTGTAGGTGTTTAATTGAAGAAAGGAAGATAAAAATGAAGAAAATATCAAAAGGCACAATCATCAGAACGGCTTGCTTGATTTTGGCACTTGTGAACAATGCGCTTGCATTGTTCGACAAAAGCCCACTTCCCATTGATGATGAAGTTGTGACACAGGTTGTGTCACTTTTATTCACAACAGGGACTGCACTTGCTTCATGGTGGAAGAATAACAGCTTCACACCAGAAGCGCTTGAAGCAGATAAAGTCTTGAAAAGTCTGAAGTCTGGGGTGAAATAGAATGGTCTATATTTTAACAATTATCACAAGTGTTGCTTCTGCAATGCTTGTTTTTATTTTGCAGATGGTCATCAACGAAAACAGAAAGCTGAAGAAGGAAAAGGATCAGCAGTCTTCACAACGAGAAAATGCGCTTGAAAATGGTGTGCTTTGTTTATTAAGGGCAAAGATGATCGAATATCACACAAAGTACATGGACAGGGGCAGCATCACACCACATGGATGTCAAAGCTGGTTGCAGATGTATAAAGCATACAAAGCTTTGGGTGGCAATGGCATGATTGACCACATGAAAATAGAAATTGAAGAATTGCACATTGAAAATCACTGAAAAAGGGAGTGCTTAAAATGGCATACGAATTTAAAACAAAGCTTGCAAACAAATCAAACTATGGTGCAAAAAGATCAACAGACAAAATCAAATACATTGCCATTCACTTCACCTTGAATGATGGTGACACAGACGAAAACAACGGCAAATATTTTGCAAATAACAAAGTAGGTGCTTCAGCGCATTATTTTGTTGATTCTGATTCTGTCACACAGTCTGTTCCTGACAATTATGTTGCATGGTCTGTCGGTGGCAAAAAATACAATGATTGCAACAAAACAGGTGGCGGCACATTATATGGCAAAGTCACCAACACAAACAGTTTAAGCATTGAATTGTGTGATGATGTGAAGAATGGCACAATCTACCCATCAGCACAGACCATTGCAAATGCTGTTGAACTGACAAAGGCAAAAATGAAGGAATACGGCATTCCCAAAGAAAATGTCATCCGTCATTTTGATGTAACAGGAAAACCATGTCCTGCTTATTGGTGCGGAACTGCTGAAAAGGATACAAAATGGCTGTCAGAGTTCAAAAACAAACTTGATGGACAAACTACTTCAAACAGTTCCCAAAATCCAACAGCGGTGAAAAATAACACATCAGATACTTATGATTTGAAGTCTTTCGTCAAAGATATTCAAAAAGCAACTGGTGCAAAAGTTGACGGAATTGCAGGAACAGAAACACTGTCAAAGACAATCACTGTTTCAGCAAAGGTTAACAGAAAGCATGCTGTTGTGAAGCCTATTCAGAAGCGCTTGAATGCACTTGGTTTTGATTGCGGCACTGCTGATGGCATTGCAGGGGCAAAATTCACAGCAGCTGTCATTGCATACCAAAAGAAAAATGGCTGTGTTTCTGATGGTGAAATCACCGCAAGAAAAACAACATGGAAGAAGCTTCTGGGAATGGCTTAAATTTTGCACTTTCTGCAAAAAAGAGCTTGTTATTTTGCACTTTTGGCGATAAAAATGTAAAGTATACTTGTAATAATTAAAGGGAATCAGGCGGTCAAACCTGATTCCCTTCTTTTTTTTGTTCGTTTTCCAGTTTATACTGCATCAGCTTCAGCAGGTAGTCTGGGCATTTTCGCAATCCCAGTTCCCAGTTTTGAATTGTTCTGTATGGGATTTCAAAATGTTTGCTGAACTGTGTCCTGCTCATTCCTGACTGCTGAAGTAGTTCTTTGAAGTTTTGCATTGTTTTTTTACTTCCTTTCTCTAATCTGATTTGTGATGCGTTTTTTAATATACCAATACAACAAACCATTCATTGTTTTGCAAACGAATGTCTTCGATCAATGAGTTTTGCACCCTATGCAGTGTCATGACATCGACATCATCTTCACTTGTGAAATGTTCTTCATGTTTTTTCCAACCCCAGAAGCCCTTTAGGGTGTAGTTTATTTTTCTTTCATCATCTGCATCAAGCATGCACCATTCTTTGAAATTCATACCTTTGTACTTTTTCATTCTTTTTTCCTTCTCTTTCTTTATTTCATTCGTGACAGTATTTCTTCACGCAACCAATCCAACTGCTTTGCTAATTTGGGTGTTACTCCCCTTTTTGTGAAGTTTATCGCTTTTATGCATTCTGTTACTGTGTTTTCAAATTCATTTACAAGCTGATAATCTTCCAATTGTAAAATTTGTTCTTTTTTTAAATAACCCATTTTTTACGCTCCTTTTTATTTATACTCTGTGGGCGGTACTGCACCGCCCTTTTTTAATTGTCGTAACATGAACAATGCCCCATTGCACACTTCATGTCTTTGATATACGGCTCATACTTCTTGATGAAATTTCTCAATCTTCTTGTTGTTGATAGCCACTGGCTATGTGCTTCCTTCTCATAATTATTGTGGCGAACAACTCTATCATATCTGCTTTTGCTTAATAGGTCTTGTTCAGTAAATTCCCAATATTCAGGATACTGTCCTTCGTTGTTTGCATGTCCTTCTTCATAACAACAATCAAGTGCGTATTGGCATTCACTAACCATATCACGCAAATTCCAATTTTCTGTGTTTTCAGAAAGTCTTGTTCCTATTGTGTTGTGTTCATAACATAAATCCCACATTAGATTGTTGTACTGTTCTGTTGCTTTCTTGATGTTAAGTTCTGTCAT